AAGTCTTAACATCTTCACGATGTCTACTAAGATATAGTTAACTCCACTTAACAAATCTCTGAATGTTCATTTCATTTGCGGATTTAGCAAAGCTCAAAGGTGTTAGTAGATCTGCGGTATCACAAAAAAAGAGGGCTGGTATTTTAAATGGAGCAATAGTTAATGTCAACGGAAAAGATCTACTTAACAAGGACGATGCTTTAAGGCTATGGGAGACAAATATGGTTCCCCATGATTCAAAATTGACAAAAGTTGCAGAGAAGCCCCATACCCCTGAAGTAGGAAAAGTCGAGAAGGAGGAGATACCTGATTTCAATACGAGTAGAAGTAAGCGTGAAGCAATGATGGCTAGGTTGGCTGAGATTGATGTTGAGGAAAGGGAAAAGGTATTGGTTCCTAGTGCTGATGTGGAATCTCAGTGGGTACAGCTTGTCACTATTGCAAAAACAAAAGTTTTAGGGATACCGACCAAGGCAAAACAACGAATACCTGATCTTGATAAAAATGCAATGAGCTTATTGGATGAAATAGTTCTTGAAACTTTGGAAGATTTATCTGCACAAACGGTATGAAGGATGCTTCTGCAATTTTAAATAAAGCTTTTTTAGCTTTTAAGCCACCTGAAAAACTAAGTCTTAGTGAATGGGCCGATAAATTTGCATATTTGAGTTTAGAAAGTTCAAGTGATGGTGGTAGATGGAAATCTTTGCCATATCAAGTGGGCATTATGGATTCAATGACTGATCCTGATATTGAACAGGTGACTGTTATGAAAAGTGCAAGAGTTGGCTATACAAAAATATTGAATCATTTAATTGCTTATCACATTCATCAAGATCCATGTCCCATTATGGTTGTTCAACCTACATTGGATGACTGTAATGGCTACTCAAAGGAGGAGATAGCACCGTTACTGAGGGATACAAAATGTTTACAAGGTTTAGTAAGTGATTCAAAGGCTAAAGATGGAACGAATACATTACTGTCAAAGCAATTCCCTGGAGGGACATTAGGTTTAGTTGGTGCTAACTCACCTAGAGGCTTCAGAAGGGTTTCCAGAAGAGTCGTATTGTTTGATGAGACTGATGGTTATCCAGATAGTGCTGGATCTGAAGGAGATCAAATCAAGCTAGGTATAAGAAGAACTGAGTTTTATTGGAACAGAAAGATTGTTGCTGGTTCTACTCCTACTGATAAAGATTTCAGTCGTATTGAAAAGCTATGGGAGAAATCAGATCAAAGATATTATTTTGTGCCTTGTCCTGATTGTGGACATCATCAAGTTCTTAAATTTGAGAATTTTAACTGGACTGATGATGATCCTCAAACAACTAAATATGCTTGTGAAAAGTGTGGTGTGTTAATACCTCATAGTAAAAAGCGTTGGATGGTAGAACGTGGTGAATGGAGAAAAACAGCAGAAGGCAATGGTCGTCATGCAGGGTTTCATATTTGGGCAGCATATAGTTATTCCCCTAATGCTTCTTGGCCTCAACTAATTGAAGAGTGGATGTCATGCCAAGGTGATTTAGAACAAATTAAAACGTATAAAAATACGATTCTTGGCGAATTGTATTCCGATGAGTTTGAAAGAAAAGTAGGAGCAAGTTCATTAATGCAACGTGCAGCTAAAGCAACTTATAAACGTGGTATTCCACCTAGAGAAGTATTAGTTCTTGTTTGTGGATGTGATACCCAAGATGATCGTTTGAGCTTGTCTGTATGGGGTGCTGCACCTCCTAAAGAATCAGATAAAAAGGATAGACCAGAACAACTTTATTTAATTGATCGACAAGTGCTATGGGGTAATCCAGGTCGGCAAGATGTTTGGGATCAATTAGATGAGGTATTAACGACTCCATACGTTAATGAAGATGGAATTAAAATGAAGATAGAAGCAACTGCGATAGATAGTGGAGGCCACTTCACGACTGAGGTTTACAGCTTTTGTAAGAATCGTGCTGCTTTAGGTGTTGTTCCTATTAAGGGTGTGGATAAGTTAAAAGGTGATGTGATGCTTGGTAAGCCTAATAAAGTTGAATATGGTGCTAAAGGTAATTTCCTAAAATCTAGTATTAGGCTCTATAGTATTGGTGTAAACAAAGTAAAGTCCTATCTGTATAGACGTTTAAGAGATGCTGAGATAGATGATGGCTATCTACATTTCTTTCCAACTATTACAGAAGAATACTTTCAAGAATTAACAGCAGAGAAAGAAGTTAGGAAATATAAAGCAGGGAAAATATACGAAAGAGTATGGACGTTAAAAAGTGGAGCTAGGAATGAAGCTTTTGATGAGCTAATTTATTCGTATTCGTGCTTATTACGCTTATACCAGCTTTATCCAGTCTATAAACGCCGCTTAATGTGGGATAGATATGCTAAAAGACAATCAAAAGAGCCTAAAAAGGCACTAAAATCTAGACGTAATCCCACCAGAAAAGATTATGTCAACAATTGGTAGAGGTCTTAGATGAATATTCCATCCAATATTCGTCAGGGTGTGACGGTGAAGTGGAGGGAAGATAGTTCTTCTGATCCATTTAATAATCCAATCACTAGCCCTGATTGGACAGCTAAATTTTATCTAAGAACAAACGTAAACCAAGAAGGACATACCGTAACTGGTGCTGAGTGGTCTGGTGGTGGATGGGAATTTACTATTGCTCATGGAGATACAGCAAACTTTGATGCTGGTGTTTGGTATTGGCAGTTTGAAGTCACCAAAGGTGCTGAAAAGTTTCTATTAGGTAGTGGTCAACTAACTGTTTTACAAACTTTAAGTTATACAGGAAATCCAGCCGCTTTAGATGGTCGTACTCAGGCTGTTAAAGATCTAGAGGATGTAGAAACTGCAATTAGGGCAATAGCTACAGGCAGATCAAAGGAATACATTATTGGTGATCGTACTTTTAAAAGTCTTGATCTAGCTGAATTAAGGAAATGGAGAGCAGATTTAAGAAATATCGTTGTTAGGGAACAGAAGGCAGAAATGATGGCTAACGGTCTAGGTAATCCACACGCAATGTATGTGAGGTTCTAATGGGTATTGCAAATGCTTGGCGTGAATTGTGGAAGCCAAATCCACAGAAGTTAGCTCGTAGGAGCTATGCAGCCGCAACAGTTAATCGTCTTACTTCTAACTGGGTTACAAGTAATTCTTCTGCTGATAATGAAATTTTATCCAGTGCAAGAAAAGTTAGATCTAGAGCAAGACAATTAAGCAGGGATAGTGATTACTGCAAAAATGCCTTAAGAGGTATAACTGACAATGTTGTTGGAACTGGTGTCCGATTACAGTCACAGGTCAGGAAACGTGGCCCTAGAGGAAATAATAAATTAGATCAAAAAGTAAATGATCAAATAGAAACTGCATGGAAGAAATGGGGTAAGAAGGATTCTTGCCATACAGCAGGGAAACTATCTTTTGATGACATCACTAGAACTGCTGTTGCAGCAATGGCATTAGATGGTGAATGTTTTATCAGAATTATTAGAGGTCAGAAATTTGGTAAAAGTGATGTTCCAATTGCATTAGAAGTATTAGAAGCCGATATGGTTGATGAGGATTATGTCGGAAAAAGTGCGAATAAAGGTTGGCAGTGGCGAATGGGAATTGAAGTTGATACTTGGCAGCGACCTAGAAATTATGGATTCCTTACTCGTCACCCAGGAGATACTTTATTTCCTATTGGTGTTGTAGATGATAAGAGACATATTATTGTTCCAGCTAAAGACGTAATTCACTTATTTAAAGTTGAACGCCCTGGTCAAACTAGAGGTGTTAGCTGGTTTGCTTCTGCAATAGAACGACTACATCACTTAAGCGGATTTGAACAAGCTGAATTGGTTAGGGCAAGAGCTAGTTCGTGTTTAATGGCTTGGATTAGTTCTCCTGAGTCTGAAGTCTCTGCTGACGGGATCGAAGATCAGGAAAGAGTTTATGACATGGAACCTGGGGCGGTAAGGGTGCTTGAAAACGGAGCCAGCGTTCATGTTCCCAACTTAGATGCACCAGATGGGCAGTTTGAACCTTTTGTTCGTGCCATGCTTCGAGCATTAGCGGCTGGTATTGGCTGTAGTTATGAGTCAATATCTAGAGATTATAGTCAAACAAATTACAGTTCTTCTCGTTTAAGTCTTCTACAAGATCAGGAAGCTTTTAAGGCTTTACAACATCAACTACAGGAAAATCTCTTATCTATTATTTATGATGAGTGGCTAGAGATTGCAGTGTTGAGTGGGGCTTTGAGCTTGCCTGGGTATCAACAGGATTCTGATCATTACCACAAGACGAGATGGTTGTTTAGAGGATGGGGATGGGTTGACCCAATGAAAGAAGTGCAAGCTTATAAAGAAGCTGTTCGATGTGGATTTAAAACTCAAGCACAAGTAATTGCTGAGTCTGGTGGTGATTTAGAGGAGCTATTAACGGCTCGTAAAAGTGAAATTGAGTTAGCAGAAAGTTTAGGTTTAAAATTTGACACTGAACCTGAAACTGTTACGGACACCCAAACATCTACTAAAGTGAGTGAAACAAATCCAAAAGTAGATGATGGAGAACAAACGTGATTTTGAAGATCGTGTTTTAAAGC